TTCGGAAAGTATTTGTACTTCTTGTTGCGCTTCCTTTAATTGGCTTTTAAGGCTACCTAAATTACTATTAACCTCAAGTTCAATCGTTCGTTTTTCTGCCATTTTATTTTTTGTTAATCATTAAAATATTGCGCTTTATTTTTTTCCAACCTTGTTTTATTGTTGTTGCGTAAACAAATTTTCCTTTTGCTATTTCGATGTTTTCGGATTGCCCGTAGTGTTCGGAACTTTCCAAAAGTTGTATAATTAGTGCTATCATTATCCTATTCGGTTTATTGTTGCGATTACTGACGGTGTTTCTGGGTGCGGAATAATTAAATTTGCTACTTCGGAACGTAATTCAATATTTGCAGTTGTTACGGAATACATTATTTCCACTATATCTGAAGCGGCTAATAATAAAAACCAATTCCAAGCGGGAACGTGGTAAATTGAGTGATCGTTTACGTTTAATCTTGAATTTGTGTTTACTTCATCTGTTCCGTTTACGCGTAACCAAATGTCAATGTGTTGCGATGAACTACCCGTTGTTCGGTAAACTTGCGCGGAAAATTGAACGTTGTAATAACCCGCGTCGTTAACTTGCATTCCGGTTGTTCCGGAAAGTGCAACATTGTTTAAAAAATTGGTTTGACTTATAAGCATTGCCGTCGGTGTGTTTGCTAATGCCGTTTGTGTCGTGTTTTCGTAAAACGAACCCGAAGGAATGTTTCCAATAATCGTTTCAACTAATTTATCGCGTCGCATTTTTTTTGATACAAAAACGCCTGGTATAAATTGCGCTTCCGAAACTTCTAATAAATCACTTGCGCCCATTGGCGTAGTTTTCTGCGGTAATTGTGAAATCTTAATATCTGCCATAATTATTCTATTATTCGTTTATTTGTATTTGATTGTTCGCGTCTTATTGTTCCGTCTTCGGTAAGTCTGTAATTTGTAACGGGTGTTGGAACTATTGGTATAAAATCATTCAATAAGTTAAAGGTTGTTTCGCCCGTTGTTAATTTCGTTTTAAAGTCGTTTATAATATACCTTTTGTTTCCGATTATAAGCCTATCGTTTAACTTTAACGTCGTTAAAATTGAAATAGGTAAAACCGCTTTAATATTTGTTAATCGGTTCTTAGGGTCAAACAAATTGGCTAAGTAGTCAAAGTAATAAGTTGCGAATAAACTTTGTTGAATCGGTACGCCTAAATAAGTTGACGTTTCTGGCGCAAAGTTTAACGAGTAATCAATACCCCCAACGTTTGTATCTTGTCCGAATATTTGCACGGAATTACAAATTGCAAAAGTAAAGGTTGCATCCGTTAAATAAATTGGGTTCGTTGCAACTACGGTTTGACCATAATACAAAATACAAGGCTTTGGAATGTAAGGCGCTAAAGAACTATTAATTGAAAAACCAACTTGTACGTTTGTTCCCGTGTATTTACTAAACATAAGATTTTCAAAAGGAACTTCTATATTTAATTCCCCTCCGTCGTAAGGGTAAGGTTGCTCCGTGTTTCCGTATTCTTTTAAACCCGTTTGTAAATAAAATTTATTTGTTATTGATTCGCTTTTTTGATACCTAAACGAAATCTTTTTATAAAGTTTTACGCGTTCAACGTCTACGCTATTGGATTCGGTAAAGTTTGTAATATCAAAAACATTGCCCGAAGCATACCAATAATTTAAAGTCTCAACTAAAAATTCGTTTGGCGTGTCCGTTCCCGTAACCGTTAAATTAAATTCTCTTAATATTCCCGAAAAGAAATCCGAAACTTTTAAATTGGGTGCGTTTCTTTGTAGTGATGTTGTTGGAATAGCAACTATTGAAGAACTTTGCCAATACGCGTTTGGTAAAGAAGGAAAGCCGAAAGTATATTCATAAAAATAATATATATTAAAATCTAAATTAATTGTTCCTTGTGCGCGTACTTGGAAAAAATATGTATTGTTTAATCCTAAAACATCCGCTTGTTGTACAATATTAAAAAACGCTCCCGTCCCGTCACCTTGTATAGATTGAACTAAATTACCATTTGAATAAACGTCTATAAAAAAAGGAATTAAAGTTGGTAACGAAGTTAATTGTAAATATATAGAATGCCCCCCGCCGTTACCAGCGTTTGTTGTTGCTTGTATTAAAATAGTTTCGTTAATCGTGTCAACAAAACTTACCATCGGAACATTGTTTGGGAACGCGGGCGGTGCAATAGATTGACCTAAAAAAGTTGCAAAACCTAAAGTTTGAGGGGTTGACATTAATTCGAAGCGGTCGCGGTTCTTATACCATAAATACGCGTTTCTAAAATTGTCCGTAGTAAAAAAATTACCGCTAAAAGTTATCCCGTAACGAATCTCAATTAGTTCCATTATTCGGCTTAATCTTAACGCGGGAAATAATTCTTCTATATTTATTGCGCCTAATAGCGTGTCTATTTCGCTTGTTGTAGTTGCGCTAAACCAACTTGGCGTTGTTCCTTCTGGCGGTGTTGTATTATACTTCCAAAATTCGTTAGAACTAATTAACGGAAAAGCTATATCAGTAAACGCAAAAGTTCCGTCAACAAATAATTGCGCTGTTGCTAAGTTTAACGCTTGGTCAACACTTGAGTAATCCAAGTCGCTTAACTTGTCTTCGCCGAATAAATCTTTTAAACTCGTTAATTGCCCGTAAAAAGTAATTGTATAATTTTCAACTTGTCCGTTTTTTACGTTGGACTTTTCTAATTGAATTCTTCCGCGTCTAAACGTAGTCATATCTATTTCAATATATCCGTCTTTTCGCTCTTGATAGTTGTAAGTGCCGTCTACGTCCGATTGGTAAAAGTGTTGGAATATTGCGTTGTTTCGTGGTGTTGCTGGGATCGTGAACGCTTGCGAAAAGTCGGTTGATGTTTTAGAAATATCCGCAATATTTTGAACGCTTGAATTTACCTCGATATTTTCATCGTTGAATAAATCCAATTGTTGCCCTTCAATAAAAACCCTAACTTCTCTTTTCATTAAATTACATTGTTTATAACATCGAAAGCCATTTCAAAATCCAAAGAATAATTTATTTTTTTGTTGTTTATATTCTTTTCCTTATTAATGCTTTTAGTATTTATTCTTATTGGTAATTTCGTGTTTCCCTTTGTCCATAAAACGCGCTCCGATAATAAAAGTTCTTGCAAATTTTCGGCAAAGTCTTCTTCTACCCAACCCGAATTAATTTTATATTTTATTCCGCCGTTGTTGTTAAAGATTTGTTTTTGTCCTTGCTTAATATCGTAAGTTAAACTTGAATCGAACGATTGCATAAAATTATAAGGGGTCGATTGAACTTCTAAACTTTCGAAACTTGCTTTAAAAAATGTTTCCCTTTGCCAACCCCCGTATTTATTTATAAAGTCTAACACTACGGGTTCGTATTTGCATTCTTCTACGGGTCTAAAATCGCTATTAAAAACCGCTACGGGTGGGAAAGTTGGAGTAAATATTTTTAAGTTTGCCCCGTTATTTATCATTGACGTTGGAACTCGGTAAAGGTCGTAAACATCTGGCGCGATTGCCAAAAACGTGTGGTTTAATCCGTTAACTAAATCGGTATATAAAACTATATAGTTAAGCGGTAAAAACGCGGTTAAAGTTCCCGACAAACTTTCGCTTGTTGTTGGGTAAGTTGAAGCATCGTAGTAATAATAATACGTCTTTGCCGTTTCGCCTAAAGCAACAAATTTGCCTATTGAATAATTTGGGTTAATTCCTGTTTCGTAATCGCCGTATCCGTCAAAAGCTCGGTAAGTTTCCGTAAATTGTAAAACGTAAGTTCCTGCAATCAAGTTGTAAGTATAAACGTCAATTAAAGCGTATTCTGCTACGGGTGTTGGTTGTAAGTCCGTGTTTATGTTGTCGGGACTTGTCGGGTGCGTTATGTATTCCCGAACGTAGGGACTTAGATTATAAAGCGTACGCGTGTCGTTTGACGCGGGTATTAATTTGCTTAATGTATAAGTCGGCGTTGCTGGTGGCGAAAAACCCGATTTGTAAATAAACAACTCAACCTTTGAACCCGTTTGCGTTGGATCGTCAACTTGAATAATAAACGGACTGCGAACAAAAATATGGTCTTGTGTTGGTAACGCCATTGCTATATGTTTTTAAAATTTTCTTTCATTATTGTGTCAAATGTTTCCTCGGCTTCTAATCCGTATGCTTCAATCATTTCATCTGGCAATTTCTTAAATGCCTTTTCAAAAGGTTTGGTAAAAAATAAACTTGGTTTAATTCCCTTTGTAAAAATACTTCTGGCGATTGCAAATTGTAACCCTTTACGCGTTGTAAATTTTCCGTCTTTTTTTCGGGGTGCTATTCCCTTTTTAACGATCCATTTGTCAAACGCTTTTGGCGGTGGCATTTTGTTTGTATATGAAAACTTTGTGTCGTATTTCTTTTTAGTTCCGCTAACTCCTTTGTCTTGAAAAAAACCGTAATCCGCCATATCAAAATATATTCTTAACGAATTCGGCATTGTCTTTATGTCGCCCTTAATTGAATCGTATAATTGTCTTGAGCTATTCTTTTTTAGTCTGCTTAAATTGCTTCGCGCTTGTTGAATAACGTAATCCCTAAACTTTTCTAATGCTATTAATTGTTCGTTTTTTTCCATCTTAACAAATTGTCATTTCGTTTGGTACTAAAACGTCGAATGTCATCGTCCAACCGCTTAACAAGTTTTCGAATCGTTCCGTAAATGGTTCGCAGTTTGGGTTGCCGTCAATCTGGAATAAGTCGTAAGCTAAACTTCCGTGTAACATTATATCGTAAGCGCGGTTTAAGATAGCTAACGTTGAATTTAAAGCGTCTTGAGTGTTGTCGTTGCCTAAATATACATTCGTGTTTTCTTGCTTCGATATATCGACTAAATCCATTGCAATTAAAGAAATATTAAACCGCAAAACGTTTGTTTCAAACGAACACGAATTAACCATAATATGAACCAACGGAAAAATAGTCTGCTTTGCTAAATCTACTTGAAAAATATCCCCTTCGCTTACTGAATTAACTAAAGCGTCGTTATCAAAGTGCGTTTTAAGTTTGTCTATTGCCGTGTAAAAACCTATCATTTTATAATTTTGTTTAGTTGTCTTTGTTCTATTTCAATCTTTTGTTTTTCAAACGTTAAGTACGTTAAACATTTAAGTAATCCCATTGCGGTAACTTCGTCAAATTTGCGGACATCTCCTTTAGCGAGTGCATAAATTGACTGATACCATCCCCATTGTTTTTGAAATTGTGCTGTTTCGCTAAAGTCTCCAATACCTTCGGATTCTTCGCTATCTGTTGTTCTAAATAAACTATCGTAGCCTGTAACAATTCGCTTCCTAAATTCCAAAAAAAAACCGACGAACTCAATACAACTCCTAAAGGCGCGTACTTCATTAAATCGGAAAATTCTGCCGTACCCGTGTACTCCATTATTTTGTGTCCGTCTTTTGCTTTCATCTTAATTGGTCGATACATAACCGCCATTGCTTTGTGGTATGTTTCCCAGCTCTTTAAATTTTCCTCAAGGTCTACGTATTCGCCAAAACTTATATTTTGTAAGTCTGGAATAAACCCAAACTCCACGTCTTTAATTTTAAAAGTCGGCGTAAACTTCGGGGTTTCGGAAAACAATTTGTTAAAGTGAGCAACTAATTTTATTACTTCGGAATATTTTATATTTATTATATCTTTTAATTCAATACCGCAGAAAATTTGAATCATTTTTTCGGCTAGCATTTCGGTATCGTTCGTTGTTTCTTTTACCTTGACAAATTGTTGGTATTGTCCTAAAGTAATTTCGTTTAAGTCCGTCGGTATGGTTAATTCTAACTTCATATTATTATAATTAAGTTTTTGGTTTATTGTTATATGCAACCGCTATTTCATAAGCGTAAAGCAACATTTCAAAGTGCCTAACAAACGTTCTTGAATTCGACATATCAATCTTTACTTTAACCCCTTTGCGCTGGTATATGTATTCTTCTACAACTGCAACCATTACTTGTATATCGTTTGTCATCTTATTGCATATTTTCCAAAGTTAGCGCTTTTTCCTAATGATTCCATTTCGTGGTAACGTAGCGCGTCAATAGTATGGTTAAAGTTGTCTATTGGTTTATTCATTTGTTTGCCTGTCTTATCCCTGTCCCAACAATAAGCTCGTAGTTCTTTTATTAAATTTGTGCTTTGTGCGGTTACTAAATAAGATTGACTTTGCATTATTTGTATTCCGAAATTAACGCTATCTTGTCCCTTTGTAACGCCTTTAATAAGTTGTCCTGTACGTCGTATTTCCTCGATTGATTTGGGTTCGCTACTATCGGCGTATGCGATTACGTTTTTTTGTAGCTTTTTTGATATTTCATTATTCACTAAACCCGTTTGATAAACAATTTCGTTTACTATTCTTTGTCCGTTGTAATTGTATATTTCTATTATTGCCGTCGGGTCGTTTGTAAACCCAAAATCTAATCCATATCCAATTAACTTTGCTTCGTTCGGTATTGTGTCGATTGTTTTCCAATTACTAAAAACTACGCCTTCCAACATTCCTATTTCGCCAAGTCCATAAACACGCCACCAATTAGCCCAGTAACTACTAGTCGTTGCTTTAGCGCGATTCTTTTCTATTTCCTTAACTATTCGTTCGTCAAGTGCTTCGTTGTCCTTATACGTTAAAATTAAGAAATCGCTGTCGTCTTCGTGTTTTAGTTCGGTATGCACCCAAAATTCGTTTGCTGGGTTAAAGTCTAAAAATATTTCGCGCTTGGTTCTTATTGATAGTTCGTTGTATGCTTCGAACGTTACGTTGTTGCATTCGTTTATGTATAGAATATCGCGACGCGCTCCGCGTAATTTACTGCTATCGTCCGCACTAAAAAATTCAATATAAGAACCGTTCCCAAAATCGTATCTTAATAATGATTTGTTAAATCGCCCCTCAAAAAAACGACTTGTCCATTTCATTATGTTTATAAAATCTTTTAACGCTCCACGTCTTAAATGCGGGATTGATTCCGCTACTATGCTAATTTCTAAATTTGGATTGTTGGCTGCCTTGCTTATTAATACGGGAATAATTCCAAATGTTTTACCCGCACTTGTTCCGCCTTGAATTATTTTAATTCGTTTTTTTAACGCTATTATTTTATTAACCGCCGTTGTTCTAACTAACATCTGGGAATAAAGGTTGTTCTATATTTGTTTGCTCGATTTGTTGAACGGGTGCGCCGTAACCTGAATTCATTAATTCTTTGTACGCGCTTACGTCCCCGTCCCTTGCTTTTTTGATTAGTGCCAAAGTAATCATATCTTCTTGGGACATCGTTTCCTGTTCGCCTGTTATCGGGTTCTTTAATGATTGATTAACTTCTAACCATTTCCGCGCTATCGTGCTTCGGTTTCTGCTTCCTTTTGGTCGTCCGTTTGGGTTTCCGCTTTTACCTTCTTCAAATGGTTTTAAGTTGTCTAATTTATCAGCCATAATTCTCTGTTAATTCACTGTAATACCGTTGCGTTTAATTTCTAAACTCGGGTCAAGTTTTTTCATTCGGTCAATTATTACTTGGCAATATTTTGGGTCTAATTCCATTCCGTAGCATTTGCGTTTAAGTTGGTGTGAAGCTACCATTGTACTTCCGCTTCCTGTAAACGGCTCAAACAAAATCATATTTTCACAAGTAAATAATTTTATACCTTGCGAAGGTAGTTCAATAGGAAAACAAGCTTTGTGACTTTCTATTTGTGTTTTAGCGTTTGAAATTTCCCAAAAATTTTCACTATATTTATATTTTTCTTTATATGTAAAATCTAATTCATCTTTTTGAAAAACAAATATAAATTCAAATGCTCTTGCTAATCCTTTTGGAATAGGTATAGCGTTTTTTTTCCAAATTATAGTTTCGGTTAATAATAAACCCGATTCAATAAATCTGTTTACATTTTTTATAAATGATTGTCTTGAATTATTATTATACATTATATTCCAACAAACTATTCCTTTTGATTTTAATATAGTATAAAAAGAATTTTTTATTTCATCTAAAAATTTCAGATATTCTTCTTCGGTTTTATTATCTAAATTATTATTTTCATATAATTTTTTTCCGTTTACTGAAGCATTTGCATTATAAGGCGGACTTGTAAATATTAAATCCGCTTTTTGTCCGTTCATTAACTTTGCAACTTGGTCGCTATCTGTACTATCTCCGCAAAGTAAACGGTGTTCGCCTATTTCAAATAAATCTCCTAATACTATGTCCGTGTTTATTTCGTTTGGTATTTCGTAATCGTCTTCTTCAGCTTCTAATTCTTCAACGCTAACATCTAACGGTAAGTCTAAACCCCAATCCTGTAATTTGTCGGTGTCCCATTCATTCGCTAAAATATCCCAATCCCATTCTCCAAAACCTACGTTGTCTTTAACTATGAATTCGTCTTTTTGTTGCTCGGTTAAGTCTTCAGCTTTTAAAATAAATACTTCTTTTAATCCTACTTCAATACAAGCCTTTAATCGCATATTCCCACCCAGAACAATATTATTTTCATCTACTACTATCGGACGTAATTCCAACATTTGCGGAAATTCTTGTATTGACTTAACTAACTTTCTAAACTTGTCGTCTTTTATTAAACGTGGGTTTTTTGGGTTCGTTTTTATGGTGCTTATTTTAACTAACTGCGTCTGCATTGTCTTCTTTGTATTCGTTTATTACTGAATTTAATCCGTTTACAACTTCCCTCAAACAACTTCCGCAGCTTGTCGGTTGCCTTCTTTGTGAAAAGACACGATTGTAAATTTTAAGTAGTTCTCTTTGTTCGCTGGGAATTAAAACGTTTGAGTTTAAAACTTTGGTTTCAGTTAAATAAGTAAATTCGTCTTCGGTTAAACATTTTGGTTTTGCGTATGGAAATAACTTGTTTAGTTTTTCCTTTCGTTCTTCGCATCCGCAATCTTCGCCTAATAACCATTTAGCAACCTTTGCTATTTTAGTTACTTCTAAAACTTGTTCGATCGTGTCCCCAAGTCCCGTTGCTTTTTTCTTTGCCATAATTTAATTTATTAGTTCGTAATCTTTGTTTTTATAATCTTCGTAATTCTCTTTTATGTTTTCTTTAATTCGTGTTTTGCAATACTTCAACGTGTGAAAAATAGACGTAACGCTTATATTAGTTTCCTTGCTTATTTCGCGCATTGACATATCGGAATCTTTGTATAAATTGAATAACATTTGGTCGTACCAATGCCAATCGTCAACGATGTTTTCAACTTGGTTTAATAGATAATTAAATGATTCGTGTTTTTCCACTTCTGGAGCTTCTTCCTGTAACATCGCGATGGAATCTAAATCAACCTTTTGCATTTTGTTTGCTTTATTAACGTGTTGTAAAAAAGTGTTTTTAAGTGCTAACCAAATATAAGACTTATTTATTTTTCCGTTCGTGTAAAGTTTTTCTTCCGAACTCCATTTTAAAAGCATTAAATAAGTTTCCTGTACAATATCTTCAGCGTAAAAATATTCCCCAAAGGAATTAACGACTTTAACCCAGTCTTTATGTTGTTTTACAATTTTGTTAATCCATTCCACTTGATAAAGTTATGATTAATTTTTAATCAAAGTAACAATTAATTTTTCAACAATTTGCGGTTAATAAAAAACCCCTCGTTAAAGGGATTGTAAACTTATTGTAGTTTCAATCGGTAAATGTACTTGTCAATTTTCTTTGCGGTTTCTAAACTTACGTCTTTTCCAGCTAAAAATCGGTCTATATTATATTGGTGGAATTTTTCCCCTCTACCTTTTATTTCTTTTACTACTTGGTTTCGTGTTCGTGTTTGTAATGCTTCGCGCAAATAAGCGCGTAGGCTATAATCGTCTATTAACATCGGTCTAAATTTATTTCGTTTTCTAGTAAGATTTCAAAAAACTTTTCGCGTATGCGCTCAACCATTTCAAATTGGTTTTCTTTTAGTTCTTCGTATTTCCAAATTGCTCGTAGTTCGTCTTTTATTTCGGTTAGTGCAAAATACATTTTTGTAGATTTTACCGCACAATTAAATTCGAATACATCGTCTGGCAAATTATATTTTAGTGTTGCTTCCATATCAAAATGGTAAATCGTCTTCGTCTAATTTAAAAGTGTCTTGTTCGTCTTCTAATTCTTGAATAATATCTTTTCTAAACATTTTGTCAGCTTCTTTATTCGCGAATTTTTCAGCGTTAAAAGTTTGAACGGCATTGATTTGCCATCCTTCAATCGTGTTAAAGTATTTTATTTCACCCGTTGGCGATTTCCATTCGCGCCCCCTTAAGTTAATACTAACTTCGACTTGTTGCCCGACATCGTTTTGGGTTATTAGTTCCGTTTTGTCTTGGGTAAATTGGATTGTAATATACTGCGGAAATTTATCTTCCGTTAATAATACAACGTCTTTTGATTTGAATTTTGCGCTTACCGTTCGAAGCGCTCCAACATTGTGAATTTTTCCCGTTACTTTCATTTTATTTTGGTTTTAATTGATTACTATTGAATTATTTTTAGTGTTCCATTTTGCGCCCATTTTACGCATTTCGTTAAGGCTTTCAACATCGCCCCATTTCTTTTCTTTTACTAACTCCAGAATTAATTCGTCTGTTAATTCTATTTCGTGTTTTTGTATAAAAAAATCAATTACTTCTTTTTCTGTTTTCATTGTACTTCATTTAAAGTTATGCAATTTAAAGGTATATTTTGCCATTCTTCTTCTTTGTCCTTCTTCGCGTTCCATTTATAATTATTCAACGGTTTTAAATTTATCGTAATATAAATTGGTTCTTGTTTTTCATAAAAATAAAAGTCCTCAATATTTACGCCTATAACAACCCCAACAATTTCTTTAAATGGTATTTGAGCAATTACAATTTTACCTATTAATTTTTCTAATTTATTTTCCATTTTAATTTAATTGATTTCTATAATGATTTTCTTTTGCCGAAACAATTTTTAAATTTTCTAAATTGTTATTTAATGGATTGTTGTCAATATGATGAACTACTATTTTTCTATTGCCGTCGTAAACGTGGTTTAAAAATGTTTCCGCCATTATGCTATGAATTCTTTTTGTTCGTTTTTTTAATACTCCGTTTTCCCTAATATACAAACTTACTTGAAAATAATTTCTACGTTTATTTCCGTAAAAATGCGGGTTAATTATTTTATTTTTTTCAACATCAAGTATTACGCCCTTAATTGAAATTGCATAACGTCCATTTGTGTTTGGAACTTCTTTATAATTTGCTTTCATTTTTTAAAATAATTAATTGTTAGTGCAATAGTGCAAACCCAACCCCAAACAATTGCTGGGGCAAGAATTATTGATAGTAAAATTATCATAGTATTTGTATTAGTTCGTTATAATATTCTCGACATTGTTCAATTCGTGTTTTGATTGCTTCGATTACAACCTCGTCTTTTGCTATTTTAAACGTTTTTAAGCGCTTTTCTTTTGGTATATGCCCGAATGTATGCTTTGATTGTACAAACGCTCTTAAATCTAAACTTTCTTCAATCAAACTTGCCTTCCAATGCTCTCGTCTTATTTCGTCTTCGACTATTTGTAAAGGGGTGTCAATCAAACAATAGCAAAGTAAAGATTCTTCTTTGCCCGTTAGCCACATATACCCTTGTAATTGGTAAAAGTACTCTTTATTTTTTAGTTCGGTATCGAAAAATGGAAACGTTGTAGCGTCCCAACTTGACTTTACATCGAGTAAAATTTCGTTCGTGTTTACGTCTGGCGTTCCCGTAATCCAATCGTTTGAATAGTTTTCTTCGTTTTTATAGATGAATCCTAAATTCAAAACGTCGTTGCAAAGTGCAATTGATAATTCTTCGACTTCGTTGCCTTTGTCCGTGTAACGTGAACTAAATTCTTTGCGTATGCCGTAAATTTCTTCAACTGCTAATTCTTGTAAGTAAGTTTTAGTTGTTTGACTTAACTTTTCCCCTTTTGTTTTGGGGTTCGTCATTATTTTTCCGATTGCCGAACATCTTATTTTCATTGCGCTATCGTTTTAAGTTGTTCTGGCGTTAATTCAAAAGTCTTTGTAAGTTCGTCCATTGTATAACCGCCTTCGCTTATTGCCTTAATTGCTTTTGCTAATCTTTTATCGTCAATAGCAACCTTTTTAGTTTCATTCAATTGAATGTTTTTTACTTCGGTCTTTACTTGTTCGCCACCAGCGTCCGTATCTTTGTCCGTTACTAATCCTAATGCCGAACTTAACGCGTAACGTCTTAAATAAGTAATTGCACTTCCCAGCACTTGAAAATCATTCATTCCCTTTAAAGCTACGCCCTGCGGAATATTAGTTTTGCTTTCGAGTGTTTCGCCACTTTCAACGTGAAAAATAATAGTTATTAAATCCGTGCCGTGTATCAATTGCGTAAATCCTAACCCGTGCTTTTTTAACAAGGGGTTTATTACTTCAAAGATTTTCGGCAAGTCTGCGTACGTGTAGCCGTACCCCTGCGTCGCTTTGTGAATCGTTGGAACTTCTTGTTGGAATTCCGCTAAACTTTTAAATAGATGTTTCATTGTTTTTAGTTTTATTGGTTAAAATTATTTTCAAATATAAACATTATATTTTAATACAACGCTATTTTTTTAATTTTTCTTTGTAAATATTTATTATTTCTTTTAGTTCGTCCCTTGTAAATTTTCGTGTTTCGTTCGCTTTTTCCATTAAAAAAAGTAATCGTTCCGCTCCAATTCTTTTTTGAATTCCAATCTGGTAGTTCAAAAGATTGCCGTGTAAATGTTGATTACAATAAACGCATTGCCCGTGTACGTTGTCTTCGTCAAACGTTACCGCTTTGTGTCCGCCCATTGAATAATAATGTCCAGCGTCGAATTTTTGCCCTAATAAAGAACCGCACGAAATACAACCTTTGTTGCGGTCTCGGTTTCGTATAAAGCTATTAAAATACGTTTGAGCTAATTTTGTAAGTTCTTGAACCGTTTGTAATTTTTCTTTTATTTCGTGTTTTCGTGTTTTCCATTCTTTTTCCTTTTGTGAGTTAACCCAAATTTTTATGCAAGGTTCATCTAAACAATATTTTTGATTGAATTTTATTGGCGTAAATTCTATTTTACAATTTTTACATTTTTTCATAATTTTTTTATTAAGCAAATAACCCAAGGGATTCGTAAATTCTTTTATTTGATAATTCAACATATTTATTATTTAATTCAAAACCTATATAATTTCTTTTATTAAATTTACAAGTTATCGCGGTTGTCCCAGCACCCATAAAACAATCTAATATTAAATCATTTTCCTTTGTAAAATTTTTAATAAACCATTCGGCAACATCTTGTTTCATTATTGCTTTGTGGTCTTTTGTCATATCAGAATTTACGGCGGTTGAAATAATATTTTTTGTATAAGTTGTATTACTTTTTAATGCAGAATCGCCAAACACAATAAAAAATTCATAGGCGTTTGTTATATTATTTCCGTTAGCTGGTAAAGGGTTCGTTTTTTCCCAAATAATAATCTCAATAATTTTTTCAGAGTATTTACCAATTAGTTTAAAAACGTCTTGTTTATTATAGTAATTTTTCATAATGTTAAAAAAAACATATTCTTTACTTACCCTTAAACATTCATCAATAACGTTACATAACCAATTAAAATAATCCTCTATATTGTCGTCGTAATGTTCGTATTTATCGTTTCGTTTTCTATTGTATGGCGGACTTGTAAAAGTATGGTTTACGCTTTTGTCTTGCATTTGTTTAAATCCTTCAAAACAATCTATGTTATATATTTTATTAATTTCCATCTTAAAAATTATTTGCTTCAATTTCATTTTCTAATTGCTTAACCCTAAATTTAAGTTCTAAATTTACGCGCTCCAACCTATATGCGCTTTGTGAAAATTCCCGCGCTTGTTTTTCCAGAACTAAAAAAGTAGTTAATACTTCGCTTAATTCGTTTTCAGTTTCCTGCAAAGAATTTATTAAGTCGGTACGGTGTCCGTTTTTTGCTTCGATTTCTTTTCTGCTAATTTCTAACTTCAGTAAAGTTTTTCTTAAAATCGTTCTGGCTTTTAAAATTTGTAGTTCCATTTTTTCGTGTTTTTATTGGTTTTTATTATTGGTAATTTCGTCCCAAATATCTAGTTTTCTTTGTTGCTTAAAAATTGGAGCTTGTTTTGGTCTTAACTTTTGCAACGGGTCAACGCCCTCAACAGTAAACCCAACGCCGTAATTATAGTTGCATAAAACGGGAACATCTAACGCCGTATGTTTTCCGCCTGTGTCGGTATCTTTTATTTTTTCAACTCCAACCATTGTAAAAAATTTCATTGTTTCGTGTTTTATTAGTCTATGTATTACAAACATATCGTCACACCTATTTAAAAATGCTTTTCCTCCTTCGATATGGTCTTTTAAGGGACTTTTTAAATGTTGCTTCCAATGGTGGTTTTCGGGGTAAAGGTTGCCATTTCGTCCGCTTTCGCTTGTTGGGTGCGTGTTAATGTAAATCGTTTTGCCCGTTTCGTTTACAAATTGTCGTGCCATATTTAAAAACCTATAATTTCCCTCGTAGTTCATTTCCCTATCTAAACCAGTAAACGGGTCAATTAAACAAGCGTCCGCGTCTGAATTCCTAAAAATTTCTAACAATTCAGTTGGTTTGTAAAGTTTAGAATTATCTATAAAAGTAAATGATTGTTCTAAATAAGTCGAGTAGTTTCTTATTTCGGATTCCGTTAATTCTTTAAATGGTCTTCCTGCGTACATTTGCACCAAGTCCCGTAAAATTTGCCCGTGTTGGTTTTCGCCACTCCAAATAATAAACTTTAAATTGTTAGTTAAACTCAAGGTTAAAAAGTACCAATTAATCCAATAAGACTTGCCAACATTATCGTGTCCTAAAATTATATTTAGTTGTTTAGGTTTGAATCTTAAATAGTCGTCTAACGGACAATTAATTTTTAAACCTTGTTTTATTTTTCCGTTTTTATAATCCAATAAATAGTTGATTCCTGTTCCGCTTTTAATTAACATTTTTTCCTTTTTTTAGTGCTTCGGTTTTTGCGATTGAAGCCATAACGTTTTTGTAAAGTCGGTCGTCGCTTGTTTCAATAACGGGTTTTTGTGCGTCCCGCTTCAACCAATTTATTGCGGTCAAATATAAACTTTTATAATTAGTATTTTTATTAAAATTTTCTATACTATCGAGTACATCGTCTATTTGTTGTTTAGAATATTCAATACTTAATTTATTAAAGTCTTCAACACTTAAACTTAAATGAGCGAATGCTCTATATATATGTAATATATTATCATTAACATTAACATTAACATTATCAGCTATTTTTGCTATCGGTTTTATGCGTTTGCTATCGTTTGCTATCGTTTGCTTTTGCCAACGTACGTTTGCACCAATTTTCCCCGCTTCCGTGCGCTTGTTAATTTTGTCATTCCACTTTTGCAAGTCCCTTTTTAACTGCATTTTAATTGGTTCAAATGCTATTTGTAAAATTAAATCGTCGGTTATTGGGTCTTCGTCTGCAACGTATGCTAAAACGTGTTTAAATAGCTTTCCAGCGTAATCGTCGGGCAACGCGTCAACCATTGTTTTAATGTCAACGTACAAAATAAACCCTTTTTTGTCTTCCATATTAAATAAAATTAAATAAAAAAACCCCTGCTTAATCCATTGCGTCTAACTTCAACTTCATAAACAAGGGTAATAATTCCTTTTGTACTTATAATGTTAGACGAGTACATTTGCAAATATATATATTATATTAACACGAAAAACATTTTAGTAGTTTTTATATTGGTTATTTTTTAATCTGCATTGAACCAAAGATAAATCCCCCATTGAATCGCATTTTAAAACATCTTCTACTAAATTCCTTTGAACGAATATTATTTCTTTTCCAGCGAATTCCTTTTGTAGTTCCAACGTGTCAAGTAAATAAAGTTCGTCCTGTTGCTTTTCGAAAAACTCCGCCATTGATATTCCGTAAATTATTGTTGAATGGTTTAAATCAAACATTTCCGCTATTCGTTGAAATTTTATTCCGTGCTTCCGTAGTATTGCAAACAAGAACCAACGGCGATGGACTATATATCGGTACCTTGTTTTTTCCCTTAAATTTTGTTCTTCAATTATTTCTTCTATTCTCTTAATCATAATGTTTCAACTTTTAGTATTAGTGGTCTATATAAATCCATTTTTAAAATAGCGTGGTCGCGGTCGTACGCTTCTAAAATTCGAACTCCTAAACGCTTTTTTCCGTTCTCAAAATAGTTATAAGTTACTTTAAATTTTTTCATCGTTGCAGGTTTTATTTTGGTTAAAATCTTGTTCGTTTAAATAGTCAAGGTAAAGCGAAATATTGAAGCTCCCGCCTTTGTCTTCTTTGATTGATTGGTTTCGCCACCAACGAACGCAAGCCATAACGTTTGGTCGGATTGGTGTGAATTCGTTTTCTTGTATCTTTTGTGTTTTCATTTTTAAGTTTTTAGTATTCGTTATAATAATTGCGGTCTGGTCTTTGTCCCTCAATCCATTCCGACAACCCGTAAGAAAAATAATCTTCGGAAATTATGTCTTCAATCTTTGCTTTTATTTCGCGCATTTCTTCAGCGTTTGGGAAATACGGGTGCGGAACTCCGTTTATATATTGTGCGCCGTCTTCGCAATAAACATCTATTTTCGTGTCGCCCTCCTCAACGTGGCTAATAAAATTCCAACCAAAATTAATAATAAATTCTACGCCGTCAATTTCTTCGTGTAATAACGCCGTTCCTATTTCAACTTCTAAATCTTCTATTTTCATTTTGTTAATTTTAAGCGTTCCATTAACTCATCAATTACAATCCATTTCGCAACTGCGCGCTGGGTGTCTTGGTCTGCGTGTCCGAACGCGTCGCGGTTTTCATCGTAGTTTTCTTTTAACTCGTTTGCGTAAGCTAAAATAATTTTAATCATTTGTTCTTTGTTCATTTTGTTTAGTTTTTAATTGGTTAGTAAATAATTATCGTCAAATATAAATACTATAATTCTAATAAAAAAACTTTTTAAACATTTTTTTTAAATAATTAACAAATTTAGAATGATTCTAAATAACAATGTAAAGGAATACCCTTAATTTATACGTGAGAAATAAGGTAATAACCTTAAATATACTTGACAAAATAGTTGCTTTTTGTAAATTATAGTGAAAAATTCCACCACTAAACTATTAATACTTTGGTTATGGTGGAAAATTTATACAAATCCTCGGTAATTGTTTGTCTTTACCTTACTTTTGTGTCACAAATTTTGGCATAATTAGGACAAAAAATTAAAAGATATGCGTTAATCTGGCAATTTGCCCGTGTTCTTTGTGGTGAATGTAGCCTTCAACGGCTTTGGGAACGCCCGTAAATCCTTTTTTATAGTGCCAACTATCCGTTCCGCTGGGACTGCGTAACGTTTCAAAAGTACAACCGATAAAATCTTTGCTTGTTTTGTGGTGTACGTGATGCGAATAAATGTAACGGTGTTTTGTTTCGCTCCATAGAATCGGAAATTCCGTAGCTAATAATAAAGGTAAATTTTCCGTTTTAGCTCCGTCTCCGTGTGTCGTGCCAATTAAGTTAGTTCCGTATTTAAACGCCTTGCGGTGTTTTAAGTCTACGTTAAAACGAATGCTTGAGTTATGAAAATGCGCTTCTATCAACTGCAAAAGAAAAAAGCCGTGCGTTAAATCGTGGTTGCTTGGATTGTAAACAACTTCAACTTCTGCAAAAGTTAACAATTGTTCTAGTAAATCAATATAAAGGTTCTTAGCCATTATAAAGTTTTCAAACCAACTTTTGTCCGTATCTTGTGGCGTTCCGTTTGTTGTTGTTCGTTTTGTGTTGTCGGTGTGTAAAATGTCGTTACCCGCAACGAATAGAATTTTATCAATTTTAAACCCTTGAGCTTTATTTAAAATGCCTTGCATTCCGTCCTTTGCGCGTTTTACGGCTATCTGGCAATTGTAGTCTTCGCCAACTTCAAAAACGGAACTAAGTTTACCAATATGTAAGTCGGCAATATCAATAACTAATAAATGAGAATCGTTCGTTTTTTCAAACTTTGGTTTGTCGTATTTCGGCGCGTGGTTTTTTACCGCTTCAATACATTCCAACTTAATTAAATTTAACCCTTGTTCGTCTTCGCTTTTAAAGTTTGGGTTTTTAAAGAATAAACTAGCCTTGTCGTTTTTTAGCCATCCGTGTTTAACATCGGCGTCGTTTATTCCAATATCATCGGACGCCTTTTTAATTGCGCGGTATTTCTGTAAAACTTCGGCTTCGTCAGCGCTTAGTCTTGGTCTAAATGTATTTATCAAACTATCCGTCTTAATTTATCAATCAACCGTAATATAAAAAATAAACCAACTCCAGAAATAAACCCCCAAAGAAATAAATTCCAATTACTTTTTGCTTTTTTGTTTTTGGAATCCTTGTAAATGTATTTGTACTTTAATACGTCTTGTTTAACTAATTGCGTTTTGTATCGGTACTCAATCCTTGTTTGAAATCTAGTTTTTGGAACGTAAACATTTTTAAAATAAATGATAGTATCTTTTGACGTTATTAATTTTTCCCAATAAATTGTGTCGTTTTTTATTACTGCAACGGAATCAATACTAACAACTCGTATCGTGTCGCTATCTGTAATCAATTTTAAGCCGTGTTTAAGCGCTTTTTTATAGTGGTATTGTGCCAAGCGTTCACTTGAGCAACTAAACATCGTTAGAACGCTTAAAAATGCAAGTAATTTTATCATAAGTTCTTTAGCATTTCAATCATTCGCGGACACGGGTAAATATCGCTTTTATCGTGCCTTACTGAATTATGCGTGAAAATTCCGTTTTCACCCTTTAACGCGCGTTTGTCGATGTCAAAAATCGAATCAAAATAATCCTTGCTTATTCCGTAAGTATCGCAAAGGTAAACTAATAATTGTCGGGTGCTTTCAATTTGTGCGTCCGTGTATTTTTGCCACCAAATATGACCTTTGTATTTTCCGTTTAGTTCGGTAACTTGTGAGCGGTCAACTCGACCGCCTACGTAATTAATAAAATATCCGTTTTGCTTTTTTAAAGGGCCGTAATTACATATTTCTATACCTATTGAAATCTTGTCAAGACTTCTATATGTAACGCCCATTTCGGAAAACACTTCGGGTTTTAAACCTAAATGGTACGCCCAATGCTTTGAGCTAAATAATTGTACTATTGTTCCCTTTTCGCCAATTACAAAAGCCGTCGCAACCTTACCTTCTTTTTGTTGAAAATAATTAGCCACCGCGATTGGATTACCGCCTCCAGCGGTATGGTGTAAATAAATTTGTTTCTTCGGGTGTTCTTCCTGAATAAATTGGTCGTTAGATAGGCGTTGTTGTACTATCTTGGTTATGTCTAATTTCATTAATATCGGTTTTAATTTCTTTAGCACGCGCAAATAAATTTTTCATAGAATCCCAGATTGAAATTCCACGAATAGCAATATAATTTTCATTGATTGAAATACACTCAATTGAACAAAGAATTAACGATAGTATTTTTGTCAACATTAAAGGTATGCTGAAAAAAACTAGAATGATATCGTTTAAAATAAAAAAGTCAATTAAGTAAAATCCAATAACGGCAATTTCGTAAAGAAATAGTTTAGAAACAACCGCCGAAAGTTTACGCGATGTAATCGGAATATTTAGTTTTTTACTTTTCCAAAGTCCCGTTAAAGTATCGAGCAAAATAGCAAAACCAATTAAAAAAAGTATTCCCGAAATAGGCAAAAAGAACGCCCCA